ATGTCAGAGGGCGGATATGAGCAGATGTCCGTTGAGCAGGTGGCAAGACGAACGACGACATTAACAGGAATCGGAACTTCTTTTGTGCCGCTTGTCTCCATTCGTCTTGCTTCCGATGCTCTTGGTTCTGTAATCATCCCCAAGCAAGTTAGAGTGCTGCCAATTGCTAACGGAGAGTATGAGATTGCGCTGATTAAAAACGCAACGCTGACCTCCGCATCTTACGATACGACAACATTTGCAAACGTAGACTTTGATGTTTCTGCGACCGCCATGACTGGCGGTGATGTCGTGCTAAACGAGTACGCAACGGCCAGCAACCAATCTGGCGCGCAGTCACAGAATGACTTGGTTTATAACTTTGATATGCAACTCGGATCGACAATCGCCGGGACGAGTGACGTGTACACCGTGGCCGTTAGAACTCTCAGCGGCACCGGCTCTGCGATTGGGTCTTTGGCTTTCTACGATTTGACGGCATAGGGTGAAGTATGAGCAACGCATTTAGAGGGCAGACTCAGTACCAGCAGTCTCCCATGATGGGATACGGCGGCTACGGCGTCGGCGGATTGGGCGGCAATAGTTACGCCCAGCTCGGCGGCAGCGCGGGCGGCTACGGTGGCGGCTACGGCAGCCCATTCTCGAGCAGCATCGGGGGCGGCTACGGCACGACCTTCGGCGGCTACGACATGGGCGGTGGTTACGGTGGTGGTTATAGCCAGCCGTCTCTTGTGCCGCAGTACCGGCCGACTATCAATGATGCCTTCTCGCGGTACTTCTCGCAGCAATACTACGGCGGCGACGCCTTTAATCCTTTCGCGGCTACGTCGCTCTTCGGCGGCGGCTACGGCGGAGGATTTGGCGGCGGCAGACGTGGCGGCATGGGCGGCCGTATGCGCCGACGTCGTCAAATGTTTGAGGATTTGTTTGGGCCGCAGCAGCCGGCTGCACAGCCGGCACCAGCCCTGCCAGAGCCGATGCCAGCGCAAAACGATTTAGTCATGTACGCCGGCGGATCGCCCGGGTTTTACTCGCAGCAGCAGCCTGTTATGCAGGAATTACCGCAGCAAGCACCAGAGCTGCCGCCGCAGTTGCCGCCAACGATTGACTTCTCTCCGATTCAGAGAATGGGTGCAGTCCCGATGATTTATGGCGGATCTTTTTTTTAGGTGATTTATGAAACAAGGACTCTATAGCAACATTTGGGCAAAACGAGCACGCATCGCAGCCGGTAGCGGAGAGAAGATGCGCAAGCCTGGCGCGAAGGGTGCGCCGACCGCAAAGGCTTTCAAGACCGCGGCGAAGACGGCGAAGAAGCGCAAGTGAAGACGCCGGCATGGCAGCGCGCTGAAGGCAAGTCCAAGAAGGGCGGCCTCAACGCCAAAGGTCGCGCGTCGTACAAGGCGCAGACTGGCGGTACGTTGAAGCCGCCAGTGAAGGGCGCGCCAGAATCTCCGCAAGAAATGCGGAGAAAAGGATCGTTCTTGACGCGCATGGGATCAATGCCGGGGCTGCTCTTTGACGAGCAGGGCGACAAGACGCGTCTCAAGTTAAGCCTTGAGGCGTGGGGGCATTACGGTGGAAAGGACAGCGCAGTCGCAAAGGGACGGCGCTTACTCGAGAGATACAGGAAGCAGAAAAATGGCTGAAGCAAGACCATATAGCCCGACGCTGCGACAGAGACTTGTCGATAGCATTGCGTCTGCGCTTAAAAAGGCAGGATATTCTGACTCCGAAGCAAAAGGCGCAGCGGATCGCGCGTCTCAAGTTTTTGGCGGTATTTTTGACGTGCAAGAAGGCGGGATGACTGCGCAGGAAGGAGCGTCAGAAATTAAAAGTGGCGATTTTGGGCGAGGTCTTCTTGATGTTTCTTTAGGAGCACTACAGGCAGCAGCAGGAGCAGTTCCATTTGCAGGTAAGCCAGTAGCATCTGCTGCGGCAAAAGCCGCAAAGGCAGGGAAAAAAGCAAAAGATAAAACTAAAGATTTACTTGGGGATGACCAGAAAAAAATATCTTCTGAATACCCAGAAAGAGCGCCTCCTGTTTCAAAAATAGACCCGAAAACAGGAAAAGAATTTCAAGGAAAAGATCTTTCTGAAGAAGCAAAGGCTGTTCAGAAAGCAAGAAAGTCTTCTCAAAAAGAAATTGATGAGGGGAATTACACGCCTTATTTCAACATTAATGAGAGGTTTTACGTTAACCCAGAAAACTACCCTCTCACTGGAAATACACTCGTAGACGCAATGCCTAAAAAGCAAGCTACGATCGACAAATATAAAGAGCGTTTTGATACACCAGAGATTCGTCAAAGACTTCAAGACGCATTTACAAAAGGCAATGCCGATCCTAATGCTAGACAATGGTATGCAATGGGGCAGCTTGAAAAAGAATACATTAACGAGCTTGGAGAGGATGCAGGAAGAAAAGCATTCAAAACTGATTTTGCTGATGCAATGGCTGCAACCACTGGCGGCGCAAACCCGACAGATAACTTATTGATGGCGCATTATGGAAATTTCATGCGCGCTCGGGGTGAGCCAATTCCAGAGAATGCGTATGATCTGCCTTTCCCAATTGGCGGAAGATTCGCTGGCGGGAATATGCGTATGTACGATAAGGTCATCAATCAAGGGCGAGATTTTGTAGCCTCTGAAACGCCAAAGCGATTTAATTTTTCAGCAAACTTTCAAGGACATCGCGGCAGGGCGACTATTGACGAGCAAATGAGCGGTGGTTTTGAAAAGGGGCTACTGGTTCCGCCTGGAGATTCTTACGGAATTATGGAAGGCGTGGTCGCTGATATAGCGAAGCAAAACAAGGTGCCTGCTGCAGAAGCCCAAGACGTGATGTGGGCCGCCTTAAAAGGAGTTTCTGGAAAACCAATGATTCAACACGTCAACGAGGCTATTGAGCGAACAGCTCGAATTACGGGCTTAACGCCAGAAGAAGTCGTAAAAAGAAATTTAATAAGGAAGTTGGGCCCAATGTATGGGATAGGCGCAGCCGGCGTAGGAACGGCGGCTCTGCTAAGTCAAGACGACGAATCGCTATAACCGTCAAGAGCAATTTTTAGATCTTTTACTTTATGAAGTTCGTCTGCAGAAATAACCTTATCAAGCAACGGATACATATCGCCTGTGTCAATTACAAGTCCGGCGGCTTTCAATAGCGCCCCCCAAGTTTTACTTGGTACACGGGCGACATTGTTTCCAATGATGATTACAATCTCTTTTGTGTCTTTTGTGTTCATAGGGTGACTATATGCCCAGTAAATCTCAAAAACAAGCCCGCCTCATGGCCGCCGCCGCGCACTCCAAGGAGTTCGCAAAGAAGGTCGGCATTGCGATGAAAGTCGCCAAGGAATTCAACAAGGCTGACAAGGGTGGTAAACTCTTGAAGAAAGCCATGAAGAAACCTAAAGGCGGCCTTCTCGCTTGAGCGAACGTAATCCCTACATCGACGCCCGCAAGGGCCAGGAAGCCAAAGATCTCCTCGAGCACCCGATGCTCGTGGAGGCTTTTGCCGTTCTGGAGTCTGAGTACCTCAAGGCATGGCGGCAGAGCAAGCCCGCTGACCAAGAGGAGCGCGAGCGATTGTGGCTCGCCGTAGGGATTCTTGAGGAAATCCAGCGCCACCTGCGGATCGCAGTTGAGAACGGCGCGATGGCAAAAAGAGACATCGACAAGATTTCAGGGCGCAAATAATCCCTTGAATCTTGCACAATAGAGATATGAGCGAAACCGGCACGGGTGTACCCCCGGGAAACGTACAAACCACGCAAGATGTTTTCGAGCAGATGCTCGCCGCCGATGAAGGCGAAAACGAGCAGCAAGAGACGGAAGGTGTGGATGAGGGGCTTGAGTTAGCGGACAGCGAGTCGGCTGACGAGAGCGTAGAGCAAACCGAAGGCGATGAGGAGGCCGAAGAGGCACCCCAGCAGGCCCAGACATTCCGCGTCAAGGTTGACGGGGAAGAAGTCGAGGTGCCGCTGGATGAGCTTCTAAAAGGCTACTCACGCACCGCGGATTACACGCGCAAGACGCAAGCCATTGCAGAGGCCCGTAAACAGGCCGAGGCAGAGGCCGCGCTGGCGCGGGAAGAGCGGCAACGGTATGCGCAGACTTTGGCGGCCCTTGATGGCACGCTCAAGTCGCTGCAACCACCCGAGATCGACTGGGACAGACTCTACCAAGAGAACCCGGTTGAGTGGGTGAGACAGCGCGAGCTGGTGCGATCAAGGCAGGAGCAGGCGGCTTGGGTGCAGGCCCAGAAGCAGGCTCTCGTGGAGAAGCAGCAGGTTGAAGAGAGAGTCGAGGCTGAAAAGACCCTCGAAGCCGAACGCGGCAAGCTCTTGGAAGCCCTGCCAGAATGGCGCGACGCCGATAAGGCTCGCACCGAGAAGGCGAAGATCGTCTCTTATGCCACCGAAAGACTTGGCTTTAGTGTCGAGGAGATTTCGGACATATACGACGCCCGAGCCGTGCTGGCGCTGCGTAAGGCGATGATGTTCGACGAGCTGATGAGCAAACGCGATCAGATGCGTCCGAAGATCATGCAAAAGGCGAAGCCGATGAAGGCTGGCGCCGCGTCCACGCCACAATCGTCCAAGGTCGTAGCATCCAAGGCGGCTCTTTCTAGACTCGCAAATAGTGGCAGCCACAAAGATGCGGCTGCTGTGTTTGAACAGTTTTTAGATTGAGGAATTTTCACTAATGTCACAGACAGCTAATACTTTTGATACCTTCGGCGCGAAAGGCATTCGCGAGTCACTCTCGAATGTCATCTACAACATCTCGCCCGAAGAGACCCCGTTCATGTCGAACATCGGTCGCGAGAACGTCAAAAACACGTTCTTTGAGTGGCAGACGGATGCCCTCGCTGCGGCCTCCACGACCAACGCGCAGATCGAAGGCGACGACGTGTCGTCCTACGATTCGACCACCGCGACGGTTCGTGTCGGCAACTACACGCAGGTCAGCCGCAAGACGCTCATCCTCTCGGGCACGCTCGAGTCGGTGGACAAGGCTGGTCGTCGCTCGGAGCTGGCCTACCAGCTTGCCAAGCGTTCTGCCGAACTGAAGCGCGACATGGAGAGCATCATGCTCACCAACCAGGCTGCCACTGGCGGCTCGGCTGGTGTCAGCACGGCGCTCCGTAAGACGGGCTCGCTCCTTGCCTTCATCAAGTCCAACACGGACAAGGGCACGGGCGGCGCTGATCCGTCGTACACCACGCAGCCGAACGCGACCCGCACGGACGCGACCGACGCCAACCTGCGCACGTTCACTGAGACGATTCTCAAGAGCGTGATTCAGAAGGTGTGGGCCGCTGGCGGTACGCCGAAGATTCTGATGGTCGGCCCCGTCAACAAGCAGCGCGTTTCGGGCTTCGCGGGTATCGCGGAGATTCGTCGCGAAGTCACCGGCAACAAGCCGGGTGTCATCATCGGCGCCGCCGATGTTTACGTCAGCGACTTCGGCGCGGTGTCGGTTGTCCCCAACCGCTTCCAGCGTGAGCGTGATGCTTTCGTGCTCGACCCTGAGTACGCCAGCGTCGCCTTCCTGCGTCCCTTCCAGACCGTGGAACTTGCGAAGACCGGCGACGCCGAGAAGCGCATGATCCTCGTCGAGTGGGGCTTGAAGGTTAACACCGAGGCCGCGCACGGTCTCGCCGCTGACCTCACCACGACTTGATCTTGGTGATGTAAACTCGGGGGCGGCGGCAATAGTGCCGTCGCCCCTTAGTTGAGGATCACATGAATTCATCGGGCAAGCGTCTATTTGATTACGACCCGAATACCGGCACCACGAAGTGGTGGCACTACGATGCCGACAAAGATGAGGCCACGATTGAGACGGTCTTTGAAATCGGCGACTTGGTAGAGCAGAACAAGAAGCAGTACGCCGCGACCGACGAAAGGACGCGGTGGGGCGAGTGGAGCAAGGTGGCGTCGATCCCGATGCCGTTGTTCTACAAGCTCAAGCAGCAGGGCATCATCGACGACCCAAAGAAGATGAAGGCCTGGCTGAACGATGCTGATAACAGGTTCTTTAGAACACGACCGGGGCGCGTATGAGCCGCACGGTTGCGATATTAGTCCCAGCACGGGACACGGTGATGACCTCGTTTGCCTATGACCTAGCGCGAGCGATGTCATTCCACACCGCGACAACAGACGACCGCGTGATGCTCTACACGTCACACGGAACTCTGATCGCCTCTCAGCGTATGGAGCTTGCGCGTCAAGCACTCGAGGAGAAGGCAGACTATCTCCTCTGGCTTGATTCAGATATGCGGTTCCCGAAGGAAACCATCGGGCACCTCATTCTGCGCGACAAGCCCATCGTGGCCGCGAACTATGCGACGCGTCGTATGCCCGTCAAGCCGGTGGCGATGATGGACGACGACGGGAAGATAGGGCGCGTATATACCGCCCCAGACTCGGAAGGGTTGCAGCCGGTGGACTACATCGGCATGGGCGTAATGATGGTCAAGCGCGAGGTGTTTGAGAAACTCGACGCGCCGTGGTTTGCGATACCGTACTCAACGGTCGGGTCGCACTACATCGGGGAAGACGTGTTCTTCTGCCGCAAGGCGCGCGAGGCTGGTTACGAGGTACTGGTCGACCACGACCTCTCGCACCAGGTCAAGCACATCGGTACGTTTGAGTACTCGCACGAAGGTGCGTGGGCGATGAAGGAACAGGTGGACGGTGGCTCTAACATCATACAGCGCGCTTAAAAGCAGCATCGCCGACTGGCTCAACCGAGACGATCTGACCTCGGTTATTCCAGACTTCATCACGCTCGCAGAGGCGCAGCTGGAGCGAAGGCTGCCGACCCAGAAGATGGTGAAGCGCGCCAACGCCACGATCGACACGCCCTTCTCTGCCCTGCCGTCCGACTTCTTGTCTTGCAAGTCTTTGGTGCTGACCTCTACGGCTCCGGTGCAGCCTCTCGTGTTTCTCACAGAGGACGAGCTTGACGCCAAGAAGTACGTCTACCGCACCACCGGCAAGCCGCTGTATTTCGCTCTGGTCGGGAACCAGATCGAAGTGCTACCGGCGCCAGACACCGGGTACACGGCAGAGATCACCTACGTCGCGACGCTCGCGAAA